TCTTGGCGATGGATGTTGCAGCCTCGTCGGCGGTGAGGTTCGTCGTTTCGCCGAGGTCGATCATCACCCGGGTAAATCCGAGGATGTCCTCTTGAGCGACACCGAGAGCGCCGGCGGCCTCGGCCACGGCGGCAATCTCTTGATGAGTCGCCGGGAGCTCCTTAGCCATCTGGCGGAGCCCGTCCTCGAGGGCGGCCATTTCCGCCGTGGTGCCGTCAACCGTCTTGGTGACGCCGGCCCACGAGGACTCCCAGTCCACGGCCGCCTTGACCGCGCCGGCGCCCATCAATGCCAGAGGAGCGGTAATGAACGTCGTCATGTTGCGGCCGACGCCCTGCATTTGAGTGCCGACCGTCTTGAGGTTGCGCTCGGTTGCCCGAGAGAAACCCATCGTCGAGGCAGACGCCGCTTTCATCGCCGCCATGTAGGCGTCGACTCTGGCGGAGAGTCGGACGGAGACGTTACGTTCGGCCACGGCTCACCGCCCTAATTCTCGAGTGTGACGGCGTAGTATTCGCCGGCCGGGGGTGGTGCGCCTGTGTCCCGATTCTGCGAACGGTTCCACGCCTTACGTTCACGAGCTGCGCACGCATGGCAGCGGAGCACGGTCACCTCGTATTTGTCGTCGTTCTCGAGGGCGAACGACTCGTCCCGAGGTTGCCCGCAACCGCCACACAGAGAATCCTGGTAGCCCTGCCACTCGAGGGCGGCCCGCTGATCCTCGTCCGACCAGCTCAGGAAATCGCTTCGTCGGATGCCGCGAGGGCAGCAGTAATCTCTGATCGCTCTTTCGCTCGGAGAATCTGCCCAGCGGCTAGCGATTTTGGGGACTCGGTCCCTCCCATGTTGGCGTCGATACAGGCGCGCCACAGGGCGGTGAACTGAGAGTCCGAGAGGGTCGCCTCGAGGCGCCGAACGGCGACCTCGTCGACTCCCTCAGGCTGCACGCAGGCCAACGCCATCGCCGCAATCGGGAACGTCTCCGGGTTGTGATCGGTCTTGAGCGTGGCCCGTTGATCTTTGGTCGGTGGATGCTGCGCCAGTAGGTCGGCCCATGCCTTTTTACCGACGTTGCGGAACCGGAACTCGACGAGCGCCGATTCCATCTCGGCCTCGAGCGCCTTTATCTCCTTGGAGATTGCCGGCGCCCGGTCGGCCGCATTGGTGACGGCATCGCGGGCGATGGCCTCGGCGAGCTCGGCCTCGAGCTCGCGGTGCCGTGAGACTAGATCCTGGCGCAGGAGCACCCGTGCCGACGCCGTGCGGCGATAGGACGGATTCTCGGCCTGCGCCAGGATGTCGTCTAACGAGGTTGGCGGTTGCGGTGTCATCGGCTCAGGTGGTCGCCGTCGTGATCGTCGCCGACAGGTTCGGGGTCGACGTGACCGCAAACTTCTCCATGAACCGGACGACGGTGTTCGCCGCCGAGTTTTCCGGGGACGGCTGGTGCATCTCGGCCGGCCAGACTTCGACCTTCTTGCCGTTCAGCGGCGAGGAGCCCGAGGCGCTGAATCGGTCGATGACGAGATAGCCATTCGTCCCGTAGACGCATGTGTTCCACGCGGTGTCGAGGGTGTCATCGCGGAACATCGTCAGCTCGAGGTCTGCACCGTAGGAGCCGACCGCCTGAGCGTCGAAGATTTGCGCGATGGTCGCCGAGTCAACATTGTTCGTGTTGATGTTGACCGAGACGCCATCCTTGGCGACAAAGTTGGTGAGGTTCACGCCGGCGGTGAGCTCGTTCACTCGCGGGGTGGATGTCGTAGCAATCGTCGTCAGCCAGTAGACGTTCGTATTGCCTTCGTAAACGAATCGTGCCATAGCACAGTCCTCCTTAGAGGGGGTCGGGACGTCCCCCACGGGGACGGGTTTTGATTCGCTCGACTGGCGGATCGGCGAGGGGGTGGCGGAAAGATCAGGCGGGGACGGTGAAGAACCGGTACCGGTCGGGCACCATGTAGACGGCCGGCTGTACCGTGTCGTCACGGATGGCGCCGCCGAGGAAGTCGAGCCGGCGGTGAATCACTTCACGGTTAGCGACGGTGAGCGCAGCGGCGAGGATGACGGCGCGCACGTCGTCGGCGAGCTCCTCGGCCTGCGCCCGGTTGGCGCCTACGCAGGTGAATTGGTAATCGACGGCAGCGTCGACATTGGGCGCCGCTAGCGTCCCCTCGGCGGTGCCTCCGGGCATCGGATGAACGACCACGTAAGGCGTGAACGCTGAAACCTCAGGCGAGCCGGCCCACCCGCCGCCAGACGGTTTCTCACCGTCGCCGACCGTGAACGACGAGAGCGCCGAAATGATCGCCGCCGTGAGAGCTCCACCGCGGTGATCGCTCACAGTCGGTCGGCCTTCTCGAGGAGCGCCTCGGCGATGGTGTCGCCGCCGCGCTCGCCGTTAGCGAACAGCCACGGCTGAGGAGGATGGCGCGAGGTGCCGAACTCCTGAAACACGCCTTGCCGGGTGGAGGAACCGACGCGCCGAAACGTCTTACCCTTGCGAATCCAGATGGAGCCTTGGAGCTCGCCGGTGAGGACGGGGGCGTCCCGTTTGGCCTCGGCCTGCACTTGTGCGGCCGCCTCGTCGAGGACGTCGTCCGAGACTTCCTCCATAGCGGCGCCGGCGCCGGCGAGGTCACGCGCCAGGCGGGCCACCTGCGACATATCGGCGCTAATCACTTGACATCCCTGTTATGTTGAAGGCATGTCGCCGACTTGTCGGCGCGGACCTGAGACTGGCAATCCGAAACCCAGTCTCCGCTGAACCCCTCAGCCGGGGGAACTCCATCCCGATGCGTCAAGTCGGGATTACTCATGGTCCCGTAATCTCCTCGAGAATCACCGTGCGAGCGACCTGCCAGCCATCCCTAAACGCATCGGTGACACGGAATGAAACGCCGATCAGCGAGGGGTCGTAGATCGATGCGGAGGGCACCACCACGTCGTCCATGAGAATGTCCGTATCCGGTGGGAACTTGGCGCGCACCCGGCGCAGCCTCGTTTCGGCGTCGCCGTATTGAACGTCGGTGCCTTCCCAGGTGAACGCTCGGAGTAGACACGGGCCGGCGTAAATGATCGTCGCCGCCGTCGGCGTCCACACGTTGCTGGTGGTGTCGAGGACGCCACCGATTACCCGGCGGGAGACCGTCGCCTCGTCCCGAAATAAATCCTGTTGCCGGCGGCGGAACCGGGCAATCGCTGAATCAATGCTCACACCGCCCACGATCTGCGGTACGGGGCGAGCTGCGCCCGGAGCGTGGCACTCACCCCCGAATCGGTGAGAGCGTTTCGGCTGTAGGAAACCGAGTAGCCGTCCACGGCCTCGGCGCGAACGCCGGTGGGATTCTCCACGGCCGTCACGGCGACGCCTAGGCACGCCTCGCGCACGGGGGCGGGCACCTCGGGCCACCCGTATCTGGCGGTCACCTGCACGAGCTCGCGCCGGCCGTAGGCAGAGGCGACGGGCCACGAGGTGCCGATGCCACGGATCGACGTATACGGACGGGGACCGGCCGAGGAGTACGGAGCGTTAGGCGGCTCGAGCATGTACGCCGACGCGGAAACCGTCGTGGCAAACGTGCCGGCGCCGCTATCCGTCTTGACGATGACGCCGGTCGAGGAGCCGATTTCATGCTCGCCTAAGTCGAGTACGTAGAGGTTCGCTGCGCGGAGTACCCGGCTAGTGGCGACAGGGTCCAGCCAGAACTTCCGGCCGCAGTAGCCATCAATCCACCGGGACGCCGCGGTTAGCGCGTTGTCGAGCTCCACGGGGTCGAAACTGGCGAGCGACGGACTACGGGCGATGAGGTCGGCGGCAGAGGCGTAAGCGTTAGCCATTAGTCAGCCTCCTAGGCAATGATGCCGAGCCCGTAGCAGTTCTCGCGGTTAGTCCACGAGCGGCCAACCTCGGCGCACCATTCCTCGACTGCCCGTTTGACCGGGTAGGCCGGCTCGAGCGGAGCACCGTCGGGGTGCTCGAGCTCCGTATCGTGCAGCAGGATCGCCGTCGCCCTCGGGCCGTAGAGGCGGAGCTCGGCGTCCGTTCCGGCAATTCGACCGCGGCGTTCCTGCCGGCCGTGGAAAAGACCGGAGGCCATCTGTGGTCGGTGGACGTCCGTCTGCCGGCGTGGCCGCTCGCCTTCTACGGTCGAGACTTCCTGACGTTCATCCTCGGCGACGACCTCGCCGTGGCCGAGCAGCTCCCCGAGCAGATCGACGTCCTGTTCATCGATACGTCCCACCATTACGAGCACACCCTCGCCGAGCTCCGCCTCTACGGCCCGAGGGCGACGGCGATCCTGCTGCACGATACGGAGCTCGA